CTTCAATAGGGCCTTCAGCGATTGTTTCTACCATATGAAAGTAAGCATTCTTTGTATCACCATCAGTTCCTGATGCTTCAATGAAAACTCTTGCACCTGCTACTCTACGCTCACCATATATAACCGGAATAGGTTCATTAGTTCCTTGTTTTGTAATTAAGACACCAGATATACCAGCTGTAGCGGCTTGCATAGCTTTTTGTCTTTTCTTCTTCATTGACTTCGCAAACATGAAGCCTAAAGCTATTGCACCAATAGTTACAAATGGATTAAAAGCTGTAAATATTTTTGTAACGAAACTAAAAAGTTTTCCTAATCCAAATCCCATTATTCTCTACCCCACTTTACATCTTTATTTACAACAGCGGCTTTTTCAAAGAATGTATCTCCTGAAAAGAGTTGCTGTTGTTCAGCATCATTTGTATGACGACCATTTGATTTTTCAAAGTCTGCCCAATGCGAACTTGCTTTAACTTGAATAACTGCTGTGCCAGAAGTAAAGTCTTCTGTAATTGTAGGTTGATCCAATCTACCATCGAATACTAATATAGGATCTCCAATGATTTGATTATCATTGCCTAATACAGCTTTTCTAACTATTACTTGTTTGTCTATGTAATCGTTATCTAAGAAATAACTTACAACTGCGGTATCTAAAGCACTTAAGGTTATAGTAATACTTTCAATCTTAAGTGTATCTTCTTCTGTGACTTCGCTAATTGATAATGCACCACCTGCCGCAAGATAGGTATTACTATTATATGAAATATTTACTTGTGCATCTGTTCCATAATTACCAGAACCAACTGCAAAATCTACAAGATTAACTATATTAAAACTTCTTGTTGCGATTTTAGTAGCGGTTGCTGATGCTACACCTCTACTCATCTACCGCCTCCCTAAACTTGAAAGTCATACGATAGATACCTGCGGCATCTACTGTATAATTTAATGTATTGTCTTCTAAGAATGCTTTTATTAATAGATAATTTTTGTTAATAGAAAATTGGTCTTTCTGATTGTTTTTAATAAAGTCGCCTGTTTGGTTTGTTATGAAAGGCGGTTCAACCAAATATGCAACTCTACCATATAAGTCTGGATCTTGTGTTCCTGAACCTACAATCTGATACAACTTTTTGCTCATTGCTGAAAAGAAAAAAGTTCCTTTAGGGATAATAGGAGTTTGAGGTGTATGACCATTTAATATCATTCTCTCTGAACCTTGTTCTGCACTTTCCATAACTTGTCTTCTTGGCCAATCGTCAATACTTGTTTGTTCTGATGTCCATTTACCATAATGATTTATTGCTGTAGAAGGAATATACAACTGTAATGGTAAAGTATCTGCTCTGTAACTTTCAAACTTTTCTAAGTAAGGTTTTGCTTCTGAATATTCCATTGGTGGGTATTCAAATTCAAATCTAAATCTATGAGCACCAGTTCCTGTTGTAGTTGTTTTGAAACTTCTTGTTGTAGATGTTAATGAAGGTCTTTCACTTATAACTCTTACAACTGCTGGATCAATGCCATCTCCAAATGCCTTACTTGGCCAGTTTCTTTCAAACCATTCTTTGCCTCTATCAGTGCTTGTTCCCATGGTTTGACTATGTCCAGGACTTACTAACGAATATGAAGGTATTGCAAATGCTGTATCAATATATGAACTTGTTAATAACTTACCTTCGAAGAACTCACTTTCTTTGTCTGTAATATCTACAGTTGCTTTGAAACCTTTACCATTATCTGCCGCTGTATTTGTTCTAAACAAAACTCTTGGTGGCAACTGTGTATTGGCTTGTAATGGAAGTTTGTTAATAAAGTATAACTCCCAATAGTCATCTGTAGTTTCTTGGTAATCCCAACCACCTGTTCTTGCTACACCGGCGCCATCATTTATAGCGACAGGTGTAATCGCAGTTACTTTACCAAAGTCTGCACCACTTGTTCCTATAGTTACTGAGAACTTTGCTCTACGCAGGTCATACCACTTAGTTGATGTTTCCATTACATCATGTCCTGTATATGCTGGATTAACATTAAAGTCTGATCCATTTACATTTAAGTCATCGTGGTAGTAGTTATAGTCATATACATGTAATAAAGTTGCACCATATCTTGCACCGCTGGCAATAGCTGTAGGATCATCTGTTGTGCCTGATGATGTTATACCAGTTACTCTTTTATTACCATCTACATCTAACTCTACTCCAAAGTCATCTGTTCCAATTAATGTAGCACTTGTGGCACTTGCGTCTGCTACATAACTATTACAGTCAAATGCTAAGAAAGGTTTTTGTTTGTAAATTACTGTATCTATATCATATTGATGTGAAGGTAATATAATAATATCTACATCACCTACAATCTGTGCGGCTGTTCTACTTCCTGTATCTTGTTCATTTAATGCGATAAAGCTGGTTAAATTATTTGACCAAAACTCTTTTTGTGACCAGTTATAATTGTCGATAACAGCCTCAAAAGGTTTAGGGTTATTATAACTAACCCCTCTATCCCAGTTTTGAGCCATAATATGATCCCAATGCTCTATAATCTTATCAGTTAGTTGTTTAACTGTATAACCATTAGGGTTTCTTTGTGAATTGTTTGCTAAGTTTGCCCCATCTAAGGCTTGATATAATGCTTCTCTGCTACAGATAAATGGATATCTGTTTATGATTACATCGTTATCAAAGTTTGCTTTATTACTATCTGCATATGTTGCCGTATAGTGTTTCAAATCGAATGCCATTGTTTCTCCTTTAACCTAACGGTCCAGCTTCGCCTCTTCTATTATAGGCATCTTGGACTACGCCAGTTATAACTTGTTTATTATCTAATAAGAACTCTACGCCTTGCTGAGTATCAATAGCTTGTATCTGGAATGTAACATTTAATGGTTGTTGATTTACCATTGCTAATTCTTCATTTGCTACAACCGTTCCTGATGTATTAGGGACAAAGAGTTCCGGGCCTCTTTCACCTACGACATAAGGAGTGCCTGCTTTTGCAGGGCCACCATCTGCTAAGAAGCCTCCTAATGCGGCGCCTATTCCAAACAATGCACCAAGCGGACCCATAGAAGCCATAAAGCCTCCAGCACCTGCTCCGCCACCGCCGATACCCATGATTGAATTTTGAATATTTCTAATTAATGGTGAGACGATAAAGTTTTGTATTAGTGCATTTACAATTTGTTTTACAACTGATAATGCAATGTCTTGCATAGCTTCGAAACCATCTTTCATTCCAAATACAACATCAGTCATTGTAGATGAGATAGTCATACCCATCTGTCCAAAGGAATCTGATATTTGTTGTGCCGCCGCAACGCCTCTGCTGGTCATTGTTCCGCCTAACTCTATACCAAATGCTTCTGCTGTTTCAATATATTTACTTAAAGATACTTCACCTCTTTTGAATGCTACATCTAAACCAGTTTGAACACCTATATTTCTTTTTGTAATTCTTTCTAATTCTTGTTCTTCTTTTTTTAAGTCACTTAGAATTTTTACAGTATCATCTACATTTTGCAAAGTATCATCAGTCAATCCTCCAGGTGCTATTACTCCTTGAAGGTTCATAGCCATCATTTTCATGTTTGCTACTGTATCTTCTGCGGCTTTTTTAGATTTCTCTTGCATACCTTTCATCATTAAGTCAAATTCTTCAAGGACTTCCATACGCATATCAGGAACAATAGATCCACCGACAACTTTTTGATACATGTCTGAGAAAAAGCCTTTTACACCTTCTGTGGCTTCTAATGCTTTGTTCTTCATGTTATCTGCCATGCCAGTTACACTTTCTGTAACTCCAGATGCCATGTCTGATACTTTGTCTTTAACTCCGCCTGTAATACTTGAAATAGTTTCACCTACATCTTTTACACCATCGATAAAGCCTTTAATCTTTTCTACAATTACTTCGATTGCATCTGATACAGCTTGAATAGTTGTTTTTAATACAGGTAATGCTTTTTCATAAAGAGGGCCTACTGCTTCTAATAAACTTATTAGTGCATCTGCAACGAAACCAATGATAGGGAATAATACATCTGTTAAGACAACTCCTAATGCTTCAAATATAGGTTGTGCCGCTTGAAATCCCTTTTGAACTTTCTCAATGATAGGCGGTAATGCCGCTAATGCATTCTCTGCCAGTTGAACTAATAATGGTAGTAACGGAGTAATAGCTTCCGTCATAACTTTACCAAGAACTTGTCTAATTCTTTCCATAGTATCGCCAAATACTTCTGCATTCTTTGCCGCGTCAAGCGGGACAATGTTTGTATTTGCCGCTACATCTTTAAGTGCTTCTTCAACACTTGTTCCGTTTGTTGCTAAGTCTTGGAAGATACCTACAATCTTTGGACCAACTCTTTGTCCTAAAATCTTTGATGCTTCATCTATTGATAGCGTTCCATCTTGGACTGCTGATGCTACACTTTCAAATAGTTCTGGTGCAGTTTTCAAATCACCGTTCGCATCCATTACGCTGTCGCCTAACTTACCCATAATCTCAGCATATGCCTTATTACCTTTGGCACCTTCTGCTAATCTTAGTTGTAAGTTGTTAAATGCTCTATCTGCCTCTTGTGCTGATAGACCACCTTCTGCTAATAGTTGTGAAGCTACTTGAAATCCTGCAAATCCTTCTTCTGTAGCGGCTCCCACTGCTCTGGCTCGTTTTGCTAAGTCATCCATCTCTGCAATTCTATCATTGATTGCAGTGATACCTTTGAATACAGCAAAACCTGCCGCCGCTACACCAAGAGCGGCTTTGATTTTGCCACCCATTCCTGTAAAGCCACCGCCTGTAGTTGCCGCGGCTGATGTTACTCCAGCTAATTTACCTTGAATATTACCTAACGGACCGGACGCTTGGTCTGTGGCTGAGATTATTAGATTTATGTCGCTCATTCTTTTGCTCTCTCCTTAGTAATTCAAAGTATGCACCCCAATATGTAATTTCTTGGACGCTAAATTGCATCACTTCTTCTACGCTTTTGCCTAACTCTTTTGCGAGGAAGAAGATGAACCGGAGCTCTGCGTCCTTTTGGAGTTTCCCACCGGGTCTCCACCTGCTTCAGCTACTTTATCGCTTTCGCCCATAGCTGTTACAATTTTAAGGATTACATTAGGATCCACTTGGTTCATTAATACTGGTTTTTCCATCTTTGAAAACATTTTGTTACCGTTTTCATCTAATGCACGGATCAGTAGCATTTCTACAAGAGCGTCTGCTGATTTACCTGCATTTTGTAATTCAATTACTGCACTTTGAGAAGCGAAGTTTAGTCCTCCTACTTTCCAATATACAGTTGTATCCCATTCTGGCACTTCAAAACTTTCCATGCCTTTGTTTGAGATTTCTGCAAAGTGTGACTTTGCTTTAGTTAAAACTTTACTCATTTGAATAGTCCTCTTTTCTTTGGTTTATATTTACCAGTCTTAGCATATTGTTGAATACGCTGTATTGCTGGTTTAGTCATACCCTCTGGTGCTTGGTCTGAATGACCTTTATCCAAAGGTTCAATATAAGGGACAGCATTACTAATAATATTAGTATCACCGCCCCTCATAATTTGCCATCCGCTTTGGGCTCTGCCTGTATCTACTGGAGTAAGTTGCCTTACTTCCTGAAATAAGTCATTAGTAACCTCATTCAGCACTTTTTTCATTGCTTTCTTAAGATCCACCTTGCCCTTAACGAATACTTTCATTTTATTGTCCGTTAGTAGAAGCTGTGCCGTGGTCGATTGTAATTGCACTTGTGCCTGTTACACCGATTGTTGCCTCAACCATACCATCTACTGATGCAGTTATGGATCTACTTGTGATTAGACAGTTACCTTGATAACCGATTTCATATTGGCTATCACCTGCTGGCCAGAACTTGATAGTTACTTCGCCTGTTCCAGGTTTTAGGTTTGCGTCTGCACCACTTGATCCAGAACTTTCTGAGTAGTCTGATCCTGCTGTATCATCGATTGTCCAAAAGACATCGATTGAGCCTGACCATGAACTAAAAGTAGGTTTGTTTGTTCTGAACGCTACACCACCGGTATTCATAGTTGTAGCATCGATTACTTCTTGCGTTTCTTCAAAGTTGAATGAACGAATAGATGCAACCGCTACATTATCGATATACACGATACCTTGCGATCCAGAAAAGAT